TACGCGCAGCAGCCCGACGCGCCGCACGACGGCACGCAGCCGGTCCAGCAATGAGCCTCACCCGCGAGCAGATCGACGCCATGGAGGCATCACTTGAGCGCGCCATGGCCGAACCTATGCCCCGCGAGCTTCACGGCAAGATCGCGGACTTGATCGAGCCGCACACGATGAACACCTACGCCGACCATGGCGAGACTATGACGTGCATCGAAGTGGCATATCCGGTCATCCGCGACTGGCTGCGAGAGCACCCGGAAAGCTAGCCCGTGCCGAAACGCTTCTGCCAGTGCCGCGGCTGCCCGTCGTGCAACACGACCTCGGGCAGCCACGGCACGCTGTTCGACGCCGACGCCACCGGAACGCTCAAGTGCCCAGGCTGCCAGGGCGTCGCGACGCAGAAGCGCAACGCGCGCCCCAGCTCAACCAGCCGCGGCTACGACAGCCAGTACGAGAAGAACAAGCCGGTCGTCGTCCAGCAAGGCAGGCAAGGGCGACCATGCTGGATCTGCGGCAAGATCATCACGCCATCACAGAAGGTAACCGTTGAGCACAAGACGCCGCTACGGGCAGGCGGAACCAATGACCTGGACAATCTCGCGCCCGCACACAGCTGGTGCAACACCGGCTGGAACCGCGGACATCGGAGACCATAGGACCATGGACAATGAGCCCAGCGAAGTGACCTACCTGATCAACTGCCTGCAATGCGACGATCAGTCCAGGCCGTTGGCGATCCCGTTCGAGAGCGCCGAAGCGCGCGGCAAGTGGGCAGCTGAGCACAGAGTTGGCACAGGTCACTACCGCTGGCACGTGCGAGACAAACCGCGATGCAATAAGCAGCCCGCGGACACCATGACGAATAACGAGGTAACCGTCGACAAGCTCCGTGCCGCCGTCATAGCGCACGAGTCGCACGGCAGCGGCTCGTGGTATGCGGACGAGTACGTCATCGACTGCGACGCCTCGGAGTTCTGGGCCGTGATCGCCGCCGTTCTGCAGAAGGGGTGACCATGGACGACCTGACCGCGATCAGGACGGAAACCGAGTGGGTGGTGCGCTGGAACGAAGGCGGCGACGCCCCGTACGAGACGCGCGACCAGGCCGTCGAGGTCGCAGTGATCTACGGCTGGGGCACTTCCGACTCGAAGGTGTCAGTCCTGCACCGGACGGTCACGGTGACCTACGGGCCGTGGATCGAGGAGGCGTGACCATGGATGACCTGCTGGGCTTCGAGCCTGTAGAACTGAGCGGGCCATGGCCAGCGCACGCACCGTCAGGCGTCCTCGTACTCAGCGAGCATGAAGACGGCTCGCTGACCATAGACCACGCTGACCCGCACGTCACATTCAGCGCCCAGGTGATCGAGTCAGCAGCACGCGGAGACGAGCGCCGGGTCACGATAACCGGACTCAACTACACCAGGCCACACGGCCACGTCGGTGCACTGCTGAAGATCCAGGCAGCCAACCGCAACGTGGTCTACCGCCTCACCGAATGGCTGCCAACCATCCGCGCCTACATCGGGGAGTGGCCAGAGTGACCAGCATCGATGTCCGATATGGGGTTTTTAGGGCGATTAGCCCCTAGGACCCGCGCCCGCCTGAAAATCTGCCGCCGGTACCACTCCGGCTCGTTTTTTGAGAGGAAACGGCCATGCCGCGCGCACCTAAGCCGCCGGGAACCGCGATTGACCAGCGTAACGGCCAGAAGCTGGCGCTTTCGGGTGTTGCGCTCGATCCGTTCGGCCTTCCCGGGCGCAGCGACCGGCGGAAGTACCATCCGCGGGTGCTGGCGATGTGGGCTGCGCTGTGGGATGACGAGCGCCTGGCGGCGGCGCTGTCGCCGGTTGACCGTGAGCTGCTGGTGCGGTGGGCGCAGGCGGTTGATGACCACGTGAAGGCGACGGCGGCAGCATGGAAGGACCCGATCGCGAAGGGGAGCATGGGTCAGTCGGTTGAGTCGCCGTACTTCGGGATCGCGGCGAAGGCGCTGGCCGCGGCGGAGCGGTGCGAGGCGCAGATCGGTATCGGGGCCTTGAACAGGGCAAGGCTCGGTATCGCGATACTGGCGGAGGCGAGGTCGCTGGCGGACTTGTCGGCGGCGTTCCCGGGTGACGGAGGTGGCGGTGTCGACCCCAGAAAGTGAGCGGGCGCTGGTGGCGTTCGTGGAGGCGCGCCTGGGCGAGCTATGGGCCGAAACCGGTCAGCACTTCCCCGGCAAGCTGGAGTTCACGAGCGTGCGCGCGCTCGCAGCGGCATGGAAGGATCATCCGGATTACCGGCCGGAGTGGGCGCCGGATGACGCCTGAGTTCGGCTGCTGCGATTCGTGCGGCTGGCGGCCGGAGGACGGCGAGCTGTGGCCGACGGAGGGCCCGCGGGCTGTCTGGTGGATCCAGCGGTACTGCGTGTGCGGCGAGGGCGACTGGTACGGCAAGCCGATCGTCTTGCGCCAGGACCAGAAGCTGAGCCTGTTCCGCTGGTACGAGTACTGCGGCGGCTGCGGCCGGTGGCGGTACAGCCACTGGGTGCGGACGGAGGCGACCGGGGGCGGCAAGACGACGTTCATGGCCGCGGTGATGGCGCTGGAGCTGGCCGGGCCGCCGGAGATCTCGCCGGTGTCGCCGGTGATCACGTCGGCGGCGAACTCGTGGGACCAGGCGAACAAGCTGTTCGGCGCGGCGTCGATCATGTGCGGCGGCCGGGAGGGGCACAAGGTCGACGAGTCGCCGCTGAAGGGCTACTTCGAGGTGTACGACTCGAAGATCATCCGCGCGGACGGGAAGCCGGGCGAGATCAACCGCGTCGCGGCGGTCGCGGGGACGAACGAGGGCGGCCTGCCGTCGCTGTTCGTCGTCGACGAGGTGCACGAGCTCGGCGACGTCGGCGAGACCCGGGTCCGGATGCACGTCGTCATCGGCAAGTCGACGAACAAGCGCCAGCTGCGGTGCGAGATCCCCTTGCGCGAGGGAGAGTCCTACGGCGGCCCCGGCGAGATCGTCACCAAGGGCGACGGCAGGCGCTACGCGGAGGTGAAGCGCGGCCCGGGCCGCATCATCGACATCAGCACGGCCGGATTCGACATCGACCACTCGTTCTTCGGCGGCCTGTACAAGCACGGGAAGGACGCGCTGAGGAACCCGGCGATCGCGCCGCGGCTGCTGTTCGAGTGCTGGGAGGCCCCGGCCGGGCTGAAGTTCACGAAGCCGGAGGACCGTCTCAAGGCGGTGATGGCGGCGAGCCCGGCCGCGGGGATCCTGTGGAACCCGATGGACCGGGTGAACGAGTGGGACGACCCGAAGATGCCGCACACCGACTGGGGCCGCTACTACGGGAACCGGTGGGAGAAGATCCCCGAGGACTCGTGGCTGAAGGACCACCCGGGCAAGTGGGAGGCGTGCGAGGGCACGTGGACGATCCTCGGCGACGAGCCGACGGTCCTCGCGGTCGACATGGCGCTGAAGCGCGACTCGGTCTCGGTCGGCGAGTGCGCGCAGCTCCCGGACGGCCGCATCGCCTACACGACGCGGATCTGGTACCCCGAGGACCGGAAGATCGATCACCTCGAGGTGTTGAAGTACATCCAGGACCGGGCGGCGGAGCTCGGGGCGAGGTACAGGGGATTGGTCTACGACCCGCGGTTCTTCGAGATCCCGGCCAGGCTGCTGGAGGAGGAGGGCTTCCTGGTCATCGAGTTCAACCAGGGCCCTGCGCAGATGGTCCCGGCGTGCGGCGCGGCGTTCGACGCGATCGTCGCGGAGCAGATCGTGCACGACGGCGACCAGGAGATGTCCCGGCAGGTGCTGGCCGCGGCGAAGCGCGAGCAGGACCGGGGGTTCACGCTGTCCAAGGGCAAGAGCCGGATCCACATCGACGCGGCGATCACGCTGTGCATGGGCGTCGACGCGCTAGCGCGGCTGGCCCCGGCGGTGGAGTGGGCGAACACGGTGTGGTAGTAGTCTCACCCTCCACTTGAGGGTTAATCTTGTGAGCGACCCCCGTGGAGGTGACCTTGGCTGCTGTCGCCCTGACTGCGCTGCCGCCGTGCCCCGGGTGCGCGGGCGGCGGTGAGGTTAACGGGCTCCCGTGCCGTGAGTGCAAGGGGTCTAGCCGCGCGGGGCGCCTGCCCCGGTCGCTGCGCCTGCGTGCGCGGCTTGCCGCCCTGGCTGACAGGGCGTCTGTTCCCGCGGGGACGGCCGTGGGGACGGCCTTGCGGTGGTCGATGACGCTGCCGGCGGTGCTGGGCGCGGCGGGGTTCTCGTACGGCTCGGCCGCGATCGTCCACTCGCTGGTGCGCCAGGTGCCGGAGCTGCCCGCGGCGCTGCTGGTGGCCAGCGTCTTCGCGCTGGCGCTGGACCGGCGGCTATGACGCACGAGGAAATGATGCGCGAGGGCGCGCGCAAGATACTCGACGAGTACGACAACCCGCCGGAGGGCGGCACGCTGGTGCCGCGAGGCTGGGTCGAAGAGCATCTGCCGGAGCTGCGGGTGCAGGCCGAGGTTGAGCGGCGAATGCTCGGCGACCTGGGCAACTGGAAGCCGACGGGCCTGCTCAATGTGCTCGGCGTCGAGCGTGGCGGCGGCTGATGGGCGTCTTCGGCGGCCGGGAGCGCGCGGCGGACCCGCGTGACCGTGAGCAGCGGATCGCGCAGCTGTCGTTCGTGCAGCCTCCGATCGGGGCGCACATCAACGCCGTGCAGGAGCTGTGGGGCGGCACTGGGTCGCCTGAGCAGTCGCTGTACCACGCGACGGTGTTCGCCTGCTCGGACCTGATCGCGTCGATGATGCAGATGCTGCAGCCGTGGGCGTTCAGGCTGCCTCCCGGCGGGGTGCGGACGCCGATGCCGGGCCCCGGGATGGGCTCGGCGGGCACGCCGGTGAAGCTGCCGGTCCAGCCGCGGATCCTGAACGAGCCCGGGGCCGGGACGGACATCGGCGACTGGCTGTACGAGGGCACGATGGCGCTGATCCGCGGCAACGTGTACGGCAGCGTCGTGGACTGGGACCGGGGCGGCTTCGCGCAGCAGATCGAGCTGCAGGACAACGACAAGGTCATGGTCAGCAAGGAACGGGACGGGAGCGTCACCTACCGGTTCAACGGCGTGGTGCAGAAAGACCCGTCGACGGTGTGGCACAAGACGATGTTCAAGCGGGCGGGCCAGGTCACCGGGATGAGCCTGCTGCAGTACTCGCAGCGGGCGGTGCGGCTCGGCCTGAACGCGGAGGACTTCGCCTCGGGTTTCTTCTCCGACGGCGCTCACCCGAGCAGCATCCTGACGAACGACAGCCAGGCGCAGATGAACCAGGATGACGCTAAGACGGTCAAGCAGAAGTTCATGGCCGCCGTCCACGGGAGCCGCGAGCCCGCGCTGCTGACGGGCGGCTGGAAGTACCAGCAGATCCAGGTGAACCCGACCGACAGCCAGTTCGTGGAGACCGAGCAGCAGGTCGACCTGAAGGTGTGCCGCTACTTCCGCTGCCCGCCGGAGGTGGTGGCGGTCGCCATCACCGGGTCGGCGGTCACGTACGCGAACGTGGAGCAGCGCAGCCTGGATTTCCTCACGTACACGATGCAGCGGTGGATCACCTGGTGGGAACGGAAGCTCGGGGCGATGCTGCCGGGCGGCCAGTACGTGAAGTTCGACCTGAGCCCGTTGCTGCGGACGGACATCCTGACCCGCTGGCAGGTGAACCACGCGCAGATCGCCAGCCGCGTGATGACGCAGGACGAGGTGCGCGAGGGCGAGTCGCTGCCGCCGCTGACGCCGGAGCAGCGCGACCAGGTGAACGCGATGCCGCTGCAGCCGATGCTGCCGCGCCTGAGCCAGGGACTGTGAGGGAGGGCCGTGATGGACCGTTACGAGCTGCGCCGGCAGGCGCGGATGGCGATGCGGGGCGTGCCGGAGCGGCTCGGCCTGCGGTTCGCCGACGGGCAAGTGGAGATGCGCTCGAAGCCGAACGGCACCGCGGCGGGCTCGAATTTCGAGTGGCGCGGCTACGCGACGGTTTACGGCGCCGACTTCGACATGTGGGACCAGAACGGGGAGCCGTTCACTGAGTCGGTGGCCCAGGGCGCGGCGCGCCGGTCGCTGAACAACCCGTCGCTTGACGTGCCGTTCCTGATCGGCCACAACGACGCGGGGATTCCCCTTGCCCGGACCAAGTCCGGGACGATGAGGCTGTCGGAGGACTCGCACGGCGTGTTCACGCACGTGCCCGCGATGGACGGGCGCCGCGAGGAAGTACGGGCGCTGGCGTCGGCGGTCGAGCGCGGGGACCTGGACGAGATGTCGCTGGCGTTCATCTGCCTGCGCCAGGCGTGGGACGACGCTTACGAGCACCGCACCGTCATGGAGATGGACCTGCACCGCGGCGACGTGTGCGCGGTGACGCACGGCGCGAACCCGGCGACGGCGGGCGCGAGCATGCACCCCGCCGAGCAGCTGGCGTTCCGGCGCCCGGCGGCGATCGGCGCCCCGGTCCTGCTCGGCCGCGAGCGGCGCAGCGCCATGTCGCTCGCCGAGCAGCACGGCCACCCG